AGGCACAAATGGCTGCGACAGAAATACAAATGATACAAGATCAATTTGCTGCGCCAATACTGGCTCAGCTTACACAAGAATTCTTACAATCTATTGGACAAGGTGGATCCGAAGACCCACTGGTTGCTATACGTCAACAAGAACTTGACCTAAAAGACAAGCAGTTAGATCAAGAACAAGTGCAGTTTGAAATGAAACAAGGACAGCGCGACCAAGAGAAATTGTTAGAGAACGAAATTCAGCGTCAGCGCATAAATGTACAAAAAGATGTTGCAGATGATAAACTGGATGTGTCAATTCAACGATTGAAGCAGCAAGCGGACCTAAAGCTGCTTGAATTGGAACAGAAAATGAGAAGTTAGGTCCAGGAGAGAGTATATGAATAGTGATAGAGTCGACGAAATTGCTGCATTAAGAGAGCAAAAAAAACTGGACCGTCAAGCAGAGATTGAAGCAAGAGAAGCTAAAGAAGCAGAAGAGGCTAAATCCCACGCAGCGAACATGGAAAGGATAGCCAAAAAAATGGCTAGAATTGAAGCTGAAAAAAATGCAATAGTTCAAGAACCAGCGGCTGAAGAGCCGGCGGTTGAAGAGGTTCCGGCTGAAGAGGTTCCGGCTGAAGAGCCAGTAGCCGCAAAACCGAAACCAGCGCCTAAAAAGAAAAAGGCTGCTGCAAAAAAACCCGTAGCGAAAGCAAAAGGTAAAACAAGGGGCCGACCAAAAGGCTCTAAAAACAAAAAATAGGAGAAAGTTATGGCAATTAAAATTGTGCCAAGCAACAAGTCTTTTGATAAACCAAATCCTAATGCGATTGGTAAAAACAAAGGTGTTACTGCTATTGTCAACATGAAGGGCAAAGGCGCAGCGACTAAAGGCTTGAAGTTTAAAGTTAGAAATTAATCGGTATGGACGAAGACCTTACTTATTTTGACGTCGTTAAGAAATTAATTAGGGATCGTGAAAAACAGATCTCTGAGACACTTATGTCGGGAGCACTAGAAAGTATAGAACATTATAAATTTTTGCAAGGTGAGCTAAATGCGTTATACTATATTGAAGGTGAACTGAAGGAACGTAACAAGGAAAAATAGTATGGCAAAACCAGAGACAGTTTTAGATGCTTATGTGGATCAAGACGACAGAGTGCTGGATCCCACAATTCTCGAACAGTCTGCTTTGGATCGGATGCCCCAACCTACCGGTTGGAGAATGCTTGTACTGCCTTATGGCGGTAAAAAGAAATCAGACGGCGGTATTTTGCTTACACAAAAGACCATAGATAAAGAAGCCCTGGCCACAGTGGTTGCTTATGTAGTTAAACAAGGTCCTTTATGTTACGGAGACAAAGAAAAATATGGCGAAAAGAAATGGTGCGAAGAGAAACAATGGGTTCTTATTGGCCGTTATTCAGGAGCCAGATTTAAGTTGGACGATGGCGCCGAGGTCCGAATAATTAATGATGACGAGGTTATCGCCACAATCTTGAATCCAGATGATATACTGAGCGTGTAATTATGATAGAAAATGCAAACCAGGCCGAAGAACAAGAAATTGAAATAAGCGTCGAAGAAGATGCTGTTGTAGAAAAACAAGCTAGTCCTGATGATGAATTAGAAAACTATACTAAGTCGGTTTCTAAAAGAATTAACAAGCTGAACGCTAAAACACGGGCAGCTGAAGAAAGAGCGCAAATGGCAGAGCAAATAGCTCAACAGCGCGAGGCCGAGATTCTGGCCCTAAGAAACCATTCCTACACACAAGCGGGCGCAGTGCTTCAACAAGAAGAAGAAGCGATTGCGGCTAAAGAGCAACAAGCAGACGACCTGTACAAAAAGGCTGTGCAATCAGGCAATGCTGATTTAATGAGCAAGGCAGACACTTTAAAAAGTGATCTAAGCATTCAAAAAGAAAAACATAGGCTTGCAAAAAACAGACAAGACCAACAGACAGCTCAATACCAACAACAATTACAAAGCCAGCCAGCGCAGCAACAAGCTCAGCCTGTTGTAGAGCCTACTTCGGAGGCTTTGTCTTGGTATGAAAATAACAAATGGTACGGAGATGCAGAGGACCAAGGTAACTTGGAAGCTACTCAATACGCATACTTCCAACATTATAATCTTATTAATGAAGGCCATGAGCCAGACTCAGATGAGTATTACGAAGAGCTGAACAATAGAATTTATAAAGTTTACCCACATTTGCAAAACGCAAATGTTGAAAGTAAAGACGCGCAAGTAGAAGCCAAACCCTCTGTGCAAAGAGTTGCTTCTGCCACTGTAGGTAGTGGTCGTCAAAAAACACAAGGCAAAAAAAATGGCGTGACGTTTTCTAAGTCAGAAGTAGAGCGCCTTAGAGGGCTAAAACCTCATAACATGAGCGAAGAAGCTTGGTTAAAAAAGGTTGCAGCTGAAAAGCAACGCATAGCATCTAGGGAGGCAATGTAATGACTGAAGAAAAAAAAGGGAACGCAAATAGAAACTCTCGTGAATCCGAGGCACACGATAAACAAACTCGTAGAAAACCATGGCGACCAGTTAGAAGGTTAGAAACGCCGCCGGCTCCTCCAGGGTATACATACCGCTGGATTAGGGAGTCAATGTTGGGACAAGAAGATCGCGCGAACGTCAGTAGACGCATAAGAGAAGGTTGGGAACTCGTTAGAGGTACAGATCTTCCTAGTGATTGGGACCTACCAACAGCGGACGAACATAGCCGACACGCTGGTATCGTTTATAATGAAGGATTACTTCTTGCAAAAATACCTAATGAGACTGTACAAGAGCGACGCGACTACTACCAAGGTAAGAGTCAAGACGCTGTAGATGCGTTAGACAATACAATGTTTAATGAAACTAGAAAAGACGGTCGATATGTTAAGTATGATCCCCAAAGGGATTCAAGGGTATCTTTCGGCAAAAAATAACCGTACAGAAATGTACATAATCATTTAGGAGACTAAAAATGGCGAATAAAGACGCTTCTTTTGGACTAAAACCTGTAAAAATGATTGGTGGTGCTCCGTATAATGGCGGGCAGTCACGTTATAGAATTGCTGCAAACTATGGCACGAGTATTTTCCAAGGCGACTTGGTAGCTCAAGTAACTGGCGGAGGTGTAGAAATACACGCTGTTAGCGGCACTGTGCCCATAATTGGAGTATTTAACGGCTGCGAATATACAGACCCAACAACAGGCGAACAGGTATTTAGTAACTACTATCCAGCTTCTACGAATGCTTCAGATATTATTGCCCATGTCATTGATGACCCTATGGTCGTTTTTGAGATCCAGGCAGATGAAGCTTTCCCTGTAGCGGATTTACTAGGTAACTTCGATGTTATCAAAACTAACTCTGGCTCTACCAAAACTGGTATTTCCGGAGATGAGGTTGATGTATCTACGGGTGCAACAACACAAACTTTACCCCTGAAAGTAATTGATATTTCTCAGGATCCCAATAACCAAGACGTAGGATCGTCCAATACTAATGTGTACTGTGTTATACAGAACCATGCGTTTGGATTGAAAGCTGCGGGTCTAGCATAAGGAGTTAATTAAATGGCTATTTCAAGAGCACAATTAGCGAAGGAGCTAGAACCAGGTCTAAACAGTTTGTTCGGTATGTCATACGATGAGTATACAAACGAATACGCTGAGATCTTTGCCCAAGAAGACTCACAAAGAGCCTTTGAGGAAGAAGTTTTAATTACAGGCTTCGGCGGCGCTCCTACAAAAACTGAAGGTGGTTCGGTTGATTTCGACCAGGCTACTGAAAGTTACACTAGCAGATACACGCACGATACTGTCGCGCTTGCATTTGCTTTAACAGAAGAGGCTGTAGAGGATAACCTTTACGACTCTTTAGGTAAAAGGTATACAAAAGCATTAGCGAAATCGATGGCTAACACCAAAGAAGTCAAAGGTGCTGACGTACTCAACAACGCATTCTCTTCCGATCATACAGGTGGCGATGGCGTATCTCTTATTAACACTGCGCACGTCCTAGCGGGCGGTGGCACAGCTGCTAACAGAGCTACATCAATGGCTGACTTGAATGAGACATCATTAGAAGATGCTTTGATTGATATTGCTACTTTTACAGATGACCGTGGATTGACGATTTCTGTCCAGGCAGACAAGCTTGTGGTACCACCACAGCTGGTTTTTGTTGCTGACAGGATCTTAAACTCACAGGGAAGATCAGGGTCTGCTGATAATGACTTAAACGCAATTAAGAACACTGGTGTTCTTTCTGGCGGTTACACAGTTAATCATTATCTAACTGATCCAGATGCTTTCTTCCTTCTGACTTCTGTAACATCCCAGGGCGAAGGCCTCAAGATGTTCCAAAGAAGCCCGATGGAGACATCTATGGAGCCTGACTTCACGACTGGTAACATTCGTTACAAAGCTCGTGAGCGTTACAGCTTCGGCTTTAGTGACTGGAGAGGAATCTACGGTTCACAAGGTGCATAACGAGTAGCAGCGTTAACTGTTATAGAAAGGGACCTTCGGGTCCCTTTTTTTATGCCTAAATTAATTAACATATATTTGTATAAAAACTTT